AGACTTTAGGAAGCAGTTAGACGCGATGAATCACCAGAGCCAGGTACGGACGTACCCAACAATCCCCAACCGAGTGCTCCACTTCAGAGGAGGTGGAGAGAACACAAGGTTGCTGCGTTACCTCAAGGCCAAACCTTGGGAGCTGGCTGATGCGGAAGCACAGTTAGATCGTAACTCTTGGTGGGATGTTGCGCTGAAGTCTATAAAGAAGGATCGACTAGCAATAGTCGATTACTCTCCTCTTATAAATGATTTCAGCGAAACTGATGATGAGTGTGTGAGACATGCGTATTGGCTTCTCATTGAAGAATCGATTCGGAACCGTAGGAACGTTCCGCCTCGACAAGTCTTCAAAGGTCCTTTCGGCTCCCTGCTTAAGGGAGCTTACGGGATTGAGACGCCTAGACGACATGAGGTCCCTGTTGGCATGGGCTTCATTCGTTATAGAGTTCAGCCGAATGGCAAGACTCGCTTTTACGCGGCCCCACATCCCGCTGTTCAGCATCTCCTGAAGCCTCTGGGCGATCTCGTATACGACCTACTCCGCTCTGCGGAATGGGACTGCACTTTTGATCAAAGTGCGGGTGTACGAAAAGTCCAAGAGTGGTTAAGCGAAGATCGAGAGTGCTCGTCGATTGATCTGACGGGCGCTACCGACCACTTCCCACTCGAGTTTCAGTTGGATGCTCTCAAACGGATGGTCACCCTCTTCCAGGGGGAATCACACATCTACATCACGCGACTCGAAGAGCATTTTAAGCTATTCACGTACATATCTAGGGGGGAATGGCTCCTCCCCGATGATATGTGCGATGCTTTAAATGTTCGACGGTCGACAACAGCGAGCTGGAAGACAGGCCAGCCCTTAGGCACGTACCCTTCTTTTGGGGTATTTGCCCTCGGGCACGCCTTACTTGCACTACGTGCTTGTAAGGAGGCTGGCGTCCCAGCTGTAGAAGCTCCTAACACTTTCCGGATATTAGGGGATGATATTGTCATATCAAACCCTAAAGTCACCGAAAAGTACTTAGCTATGCTAAGCACCCTTGGTGCGCCGATAAGCGCTCATAAGAGCGTTTTTCGGTCGCGGCGTGTTGCGGAGTTTGCTGGTAAGGTTATAACGAGAAACTTGAGCTTCTACAAGCCCAAGTATCTACCTGTCACTGATAAGACTTGCATATCTCTTGTAGATACGTTCGGTCCTAAGGTGACGAAGTGTTATAACCCATTTCAGCGGGCCTTGGTCAGCCTACCATACCCTGTTGGGCGTGAGCTCAACAGTCCCGGTTTCTCTTATGAGAAACGATGGGAATGGTTGATGCGCCTTGAGTCGAGTGATATCGACAAGAGGCGAGTCACTTCTCCGTCCGATTCCCTTCGGCGGAAGATGAGACTAGACCATGTTTCAGATCGACCAGATCTGAATGTGTACTCTGAGTTACCTAGAGTCGTCGGCTACGCCGGGTTGACACCCGGACCGGCTGATGACATCTTTTTTGAGAAGAATGCGGAGTTACGGCGCCTTTGGCGTTCGTTGCCCCCGTATATCAACCCAAAATCGAAATTTAGGTACTCATATTACACGCCCTCGTCGTGGACGAGGAAAGCTCGACAAGTGATCACTTCGTGAGAAGGATGGGCCTAT